ACGGAAAAGGCTATGTCTTCGCGCTTGATTACTGGCGTGAATTTTTAGCCGCTATTAACTCACTGCGCATGCACAAAAACATGTCGTTGATCTTAATCGCGCACACGCACATCCGCGCTTACAACAGCCCAGACACTGAGTCTTATGACCGCTACGAAATCAAGCTGCACGCAAAAGCCAGCGGGCTCATTCAAGAGTCGGTCGATAGCGTACTGTTCGCGAAGCACAAGATCATCACCAAGAAAGAAGACAAAGGATTTAACCAGACGCGAGTGCGCGGTATCAGCACTGGCGAGCGCGTGCTCTGCACCACAGAAACGCCTGGGTACATCGCAAAGAATCGATACGGCTTGCCTGATGAGATCGACCTCACTTGGGCAGCCTTCGAACAAGCAATCGTTAACGCAACAAGCACGGAGAAGTAAAAATGGCGACACTAAGTTTTCAAGCAGATGAAGTTAGCTTCACTGACGAGCCCAGCAAGTACGACCCGATCCCAGAGGGTTTGTATAAGGCTGTCATTATCGACAGTGAAATGAAGCCCACGAAAGCCGGGACTGGCAATTACCTAGAGCTGAAGTTTGAAGTAATCGACAACCAGTACGCCGGTAAGTGGATACGCTCCAGGCTAAATCTTGACAACCCTAACCCTAAAGCCGTGGAGATTGCGCAGCGCGATCTTTCGAGCATCTGTCGGGCGGTGGGCAAAAGTGCAATCGGTGACAGCGAAGAGCTGCACCATAAGCCAATGACCATAAAGGTCGCAATACAGCCAGCGAATGGTGATTATGCAGCATCTAACGAGATCAAAGCGTACTCCCCAGCCGATGCATTGCAGGCTGTCGCGACTCCTGCTGCCGCGCCTTCTACTGCCCCTGCTGCCACCCCAGAGCCCGCACCAGCCCCTGCTGGCAAGAAGCCTTGGGAGTAAGCATGGTGGCATTACCAGAGCCAGCGGATACTACACTCAACGCCGTGGAGCGAGCGCTTGAGTCGGGTCAGGCCACCGATGGTGGCCGGGCTCACCTCGGCGGTAGCATAATCGGTCGCGAGTGCAAGCGAGAGTTGTGGTTTAGTTTTCGTTGGGGGACTGTCGTTGTACATCTTGCGCGCTTATTGCGCCTCTTTGCACGCGGTGCCCGAGAAGAGGGTTGGTTTAATCATCTGCTCACTCAGGCCGGCGTAACGGTCTGGGATGTCGATCCTGATACTAAGCAGCAATTCAGGGTCGAGGCAGTCGGTGGTCACTTCGGAGGCAGCCTAGACGGCGTGGTCATGGGGCTGCGTGAAGCCCCGCAAGTACCGCACGTTTCTGAACAAAAGACGCACGCTGCAAAAAGTTTCGAGGACGTACAAAAGAAAGGCGTCGAAAAATCAAAGCCCGAGCATTACGCGCAGATGCAAGTCTATATGCATCTGATGGATCTGCCCTGGGCGTTTTACCAAGCGGTGAATAAGAATAACGATGCGCTGTACTACGAGCGAATCGAATACGACAAGCCTGCTGCGGAGGCTTTAATACGCAAGGCTGAACATATCATTACAAGCGATCGTCCGCCCGAGGGGATTAGCAACGATCCTTCATTCTACAAATGCAAATTCTGCGACCACAGTTTTCTATGCCACGGATACGAAACGCCGGCACTGAGCTGCCGCACCTGTGCTTTCGCGACAGCAGAGATCGATGGTGATGCGAGGTGGTCATGCGCCAAGCATAAGAAAGATATCAGCGTCGAGGATCAACGACTTGCCTGCGACAAGCATCTTTTTATCCCTGAGCTGCTTGAAACTTGGGCCGAGGTGCAAGACGGCACAGAAGAGCACGTCACCTACAAAATAAATTGACGGGTCATGAGTTCATCAATGGGCTCGGCGGCTACTCGTCGAAAGAGATAAGCCGAGCACGCGACGTTAAAGCCATCGGCGATCCTGGCGTCGATCAGTTTCGGGAAAATTTTAATGCGGAGGTAACAGGGTGAGCAAAATATTTATACAAGTTGAAGGCGAAGACATGGATCGTTTTTTGAATCAGCAAGACGAGATCGCAGAAACGCTGTCGCGACTTTTATCAATCATCGAAGGCTTGGTTGATGAAGCGTCAAACGACTAAACGAGAAGTCAGCGCAGAGAAGATTCAGTTCAAGTACCCGAGGCAATCCTGCGGCTATTGCGAGAACCTGATCTTCAACTGGTGCGTGATTTTCGATGACGCCGTGCCTAAAAGTTTTCTAACTAAAAAAAACGATTGTGAGCACTTCTGTGAAGCGCTTGCCCCATAGCTATTCGGCAGAGCATTACAAGAAGTGCCCAGGTTGCGATCACTGGATTAAGAAGAAGACGGCGCTGTGCAGGCGGTGCGTTCGCAAGAAAAGTTTTGACTTAGAAGTGTGGCTCTGCAAGCCAGCAGATTACTGGGTAAGAGCTAAATGGCGACCCTATGATTTTGACGAGACAGAATTAGAAGAACAGGAGCAAGACAATGAGCAACCCATTCGACCGCCAAATTTCTGGTGATCATTACAAGAATTTTGCGATAGAACCAATTCGCTTCTGCCAAAAGAATGGCCTGGGCGCAGCAGAGAGCAACATCGTGAAGTATGCGTGTCGATGGAAGCGCAAACACACCGGCAACCTGGACGATCTAAGAAAGATCATTCACTACGCAGAGCTGCTAATCGCAATGGAGCTGGAGACCGGCGACTGCCCGGAGCAAGAAGAATTTCGGAGTGCCCGAGGTTTTAAAACCTTCAGCGAAGAAGAAGCGATAACAAGGATCGATAACGATGTTTAAGCAAAGACGATGGGGGGATAACCCCGCAGCCGAAAGTACATCTGCGCGGTCGATTATTTTAACTATTTTGCTGCTATCTACTTCCGCATTGGCAATCGGAGTCTTGGTATGATCGTGGTAAGCAGAGAGAAATTAGCAAAAGATATTGGTGTAACGCCAGATACGATTAGGGGATGGCAAGACCGTCACTTCGAAAAGGGCGTACACTACACGGTGGTCGGCAAAACGACGCTTTACTATCTATCAGACATCGAACGCTGGTTAGTTTCCAGAAAAAGCGGTGTAACGCAAACGGTGTAACGAACACTAGAAGCCCTATTTTTAAAGGTTAAAAACGACTAGTTCGATTCCGACCCCAGCCTCCATTTCCCCTTATTTTTACTAGCCTCACAGCCACCCCCTCTTGAAACGCCCCATAAAACCTAGTTATATGGTCATTCATGGGTTTTCATGTTTTTTTGTGTTGATCACCCTCAATGCGAAAATGGTGTAAAAACGGTGTAAAACGGAATAGGCGGTGTAAAGCGATGAAAGGATACGCAAAACGTGAGCCTGGCCGGTACAGTTACGGGGCTGGATTATGGTTGCACGTCGGCAAGACAGGGTTGTCTAAATGGAAATTTAGATCTCGCGATAACGACACGGATACGACAATCGATTTAGGTACGGCTAATAGCCACAACAACGAACGGTGGGCTCGTAGTCAGATTAAGCTAGTAAAAGATGGGCAGCAAATTAGCGCTGGTACTTTAGGGCCGGCTATTATGGATTGGGCAGACTCAAAATTAAAAACTAAACGCTGGTCTGATCGGCATTATTTAAAGACCACTGAGCGAATTCGAAAGCACTGCGGCAAATTATTCGACGTAAAAATAGACGATTTAACAAGACCGATGATAGTCAGCCACTTAGAGACTATCGATGACATTGATTCTGCTGGCCGAGTCTACTCTTGGATTAAAGAATGCTTGGAAGTTTTAGTTGATCGAGGCACCCTCTCCTACTGTGTTCTTGGTCGAAAACCCGAAACACTCACCCTTCCTAAGTCTGCAAAGAATCGACAAAAATCTTACAAAGCAGACTACTCTCTAGTCGCAGAGCTACTGCGTGCAATCAAACTATCTGATGCAACGAGAAGCGTGCGATTAGCTGGTCAATTTTCAATCCTGTCGGGACTCAGACTTGGTGAGATCGTCCAGCTCAAGACAGAATTTGTACACGATGACCGGGTGATAATCCCACGCAAATTTATGAAAGTAAAAGATCATTGGCGAGAAGATTATCAGTTACCGATTCCTGGTCAGCTAAAAGTGATTATCGATGCGGCTGTTGATTCAGCCGAGCAGGGTTGGTTGTTTTTTAATCCAAGAATGG